GTAAAAACTTCTGACCTCGGGGAACTTGGCGTTATCCGCGCCGATGGCCCGGATACGCTCGAACTGCTCCCACAGCAGCTTCTTCCAAGAGCGGTAGAAAATCGAGATGGTTGTCCCCGACAGGGTGCCCTCCATGACCTGCTGCACTTTCTGGCCATACTTCGTGCTCGGAGACCCGGTGTCATATTGCTCCATCCCGAGGTTCGAGTTGAGCGAGCTGTCCAGATCGGCAATGATGGGCAATGCGTTCTGGGCGAGATTCGGCAAGGTGCGCTCCCGAACGACTTGGGCTTCGGGTGGGAGCCACCCGACAGGTCCGTTAAGCACGATGGCCATATCCTCCATGGACTCCGCGTCGGGGGCTTGGAGGAACAACGCCATGCTGTATGAGGTCGAATCGAGCGCGGCATTGCGAAGCCGGTTGATCGCCTGCGCGTAAGGGTATGCGAGGTAGAGCATCCCGCGAGCGGAGTGGTAGGTTCCGTTGCGCCCAAGGTTCACGGCGAACATTGTGAAGGCCGCGTTGGCTGATTTGTAGCGGCTCGGCTGCTGAAACAGGAAGTCATTACAATCCCCTTCTTCGGGGATGATGTAGTGGGAGTAGCTCCCGTCGTATTCCCTCACCAACCCGTGAATGATCTCGATGTCCTCTTTGTAGGACGCCCCGATGTCGTTGTTCGCCAACTCGTCCTGCACGGCGTTCCAATACCGACGCCACTGAACAGACTTTTTGGAGTTCCCGGTCGTCGCTTTGACGAGTTGCTTACGACATTCATCAGGTGACCAACCGGCCCCCTTGGCATACTTCTCGCCCTTGACCTTCCCCCACAACTCGTGGACCTGCATCTTGTCCCGGATGAACATGACCGGAACTGCTTCCTCGGTGGCAACCGTCTGCCTCGGGATGAGGATGTCATCCAACCCGGCGGGCTTCCACTTCCATGTCTTCTCGTTGGGGAAGAACCCAGCGCACACGGCGAACTGTGCTATCTCGGACGTGAGGGTGTTCCAGTTATTATCGAACTCAGGCCATGAGTTGCGGACAAGATGGTAGTGCTCCTCCGCGATAACGTCCTGCTTGTTCTCCTTCTCGGTATCTTGGTTGAACAGATCCTCAGGCAAGAAAAACCGGGCCAGCACATCCACGGAGTCAATGAGATCGGTATAGCGAGCCTTCTCCCTCTCCAAGAGGGCGCGGGACTGGTGGAAGTTCAGATTGAACCTGCCGTCCTGCTCGATGTCCTCGTCCGCCCATGGAGGAGCCCCGTCCGCGATGTCCCGAACCAAAAACCGGTTATACGCGCTGCGCTCGTCTTCTTCGGCAAAGCGAAGGTAAAGCGCGTGTAGTCCTTCCGCATCCCTCACCCGACGCTCTGGCGGGGCCCCCTTCTCAGGGAACGATTCAAGTTCTGCGTCCGGTCTTGGGTTCCGTGAAGATGGGGTGGCGCGAGACTTTTTCATTTACTTGATGGTTGCCGCCACGAGTTTCGGTAAAGAAGCGTCCTTACAGCCATGCACGACGGAGTAGATGTGGTCAGGGGCGATGGGGTGGGTAATCCCTACCCCCTCCCGGAAAGCGCGGCATGTGATGACCCCGTCACGTCCCTTCTCGTATTTATGGGACGACCAGTTATGGAGGATCTGGTCTGTCGGGTGCATCTGCGGGACGACCTCCCACTGGAGAGCCACGTCAAAAGGGTCTGAAATCGAAGTCAGGTGCTTGGCCAAGCGGCAGGAGTAAAAGAAGTCCGCCGGGTATACCCCCGTGCCGACCATGTGGTATCCTGCTTCCCGGCGAGCCGGGCCTATCCCCCGGTGGGTGATGTGCTTCACTCCCATGTAGGGGAGGCGGGCGAGCTTGTATTCGCGGTCGAGGAGGTTGGCCCACTCAGCCCGGAGCGGGGTGTTGTCGGCCTCCATAAAATACCAACCCTTCTCCCCGTAACACCCGTTCTCCGTGACGACTCTCGCCACTTCGGCAAAGACGGAATTGGCCGACTTGGGCCACCCCCGTTCATCGCGGGTTTCAAGGTCGTGCGAAAATACGTCGTCCGAAACCGTCGACAGGATCTTCTCGATTTTCTTTCGAGACGCCGAAGGGCACGACTCTGAGAAAACCATCAAGAGCTTGTGCGGGCGGATACCCCCAAACCTCCCAATGAGAGTGGTGTTGAGTTCCGCCAGCTTAAAATCCGCAATAGTCACGGGGTATACGATCAGCATCTTAGGTTGAATACGTCATGTGTTATCTGCTGTCAACTGCTTAAACCTCACCGGATGAAAGAAAGGCCCGAACCAAACTTTGAGCGGGGCCGAAAGGAATCCCGGCGCATGGCCCCGGTGCGGAACGAAACCTGACTACGCTCTTTGAATTTTGTCCATCTGGCTTTCGACTGGGAAGCGACCGCCCCGGGGCGGCTTCCTTTAGCCCGGGTCACTCTCATCTTACCCCGCACCCGGGCGACTTCGCACATGACAAGAAGTGCGTCGGCAATATCGGGGGACTTCCCAGCTCGCCTTTTCATCTCGCGCTTCTCCTCCAGCTTGACCACGTCGTTGAGAACCACATACCGCCGCGCCGTCAGCTCCCCGCTGACCTCAGGCCCAAGCCCAACAAGTTGGCCGGACTGCATCATCTCGCGGGCGGAAAACCAAATCTCGGTTCCCATCGTGGCGTAGCGCGAGTTCGCCGGGGCGCGGTCAATCCCGGCCACCCGCTTGGACGACTTCCCGGACATGGTCACCCGCATCACCTCCGGGCTAAACTCCACCGCCACGATGTCCCCGAAGGACGCCGCCCCTGTGACATCCATCCCCGCGAAGAAGGGCGCAACCCCCCGCTTGTCGCACTCATCCCGGTAAGCCCTCGCGATTTGGAAGTTCCGAGGGGTCTCCTTGTCCATCGGGTTGTCCTTCAAAAGAACATACTCCGTCGCCAACAACACAGTGAGCCCCGTCTCCGACTCCGTGCCGAGCAAGCCGAAGTAGGCAATAGAACGATCTCCTCCTGATGTGTAGCCCGCGTCCAGCCCGGCGATGGGGGTCGGGGTGCTCTCCCACTTCATGTCCGCCCGGTGACTGCGGAAGTAGATGAGGTCGGTCGCAGAAAACACCGTCGTATCTGATCCCTCAGGGAACCAGAACCCGCGCCACTGCCTGTAGTAGCCGAAGCTGTCCGCCCCCAATTTCAGCCGGGCTTCATCCAACCGCTCCTTGGTGGGGAGGTAGTCCCACGGGGCCTCTCCTCCCGTTGGGTCATGGACAAGGTTGGGAGACCTCTCAGCGTCAAAACGGATGGCCCGTCCGTAGTCGGTGTCCCACGCGTAAGTCTCGATGTCAATGGAGTCCCACCCCGCCTTCGGTCGACTAAACACCCCATGCGCGTCGTAGTAGCTGGCCGGGTTCCCGAGCCCCCACATATGGAAGTTCCGGTTGGACTTGAGGTTGGTCATCGCCGCCTCCAGCAACGCCGGGGACAGCTCAGGCATCTCGTCACATATCAGGATCACGCGGAAATTTTTCGCACCGATGATTTTTCCGACCGCTTCCTTCTCCCGCTTCTTTTCCCCGGGGATGAGTTTGATGGAGGCCCGCTCGCTGGCCTTGATCCCGGTGGCCGGGTTGATCTTGATGATGCCCATTGAGTCCACGAGTTTCCCCACCATCCGAATGTCAGTCGGGAGCGCGTTCCAGTAGTCAACGACGGAGCCCCAGATACGTCGGCGGGACTCGCTCAGGGAAGTGGAGGTAATCAAGATGAGGGTCCGCCTCGGGTCCGTCAGCCAGCAGATAATCGCCAGAACCGCCGCACAGTCCGACTTGCCGCTGGACGCCGCCCCACTCACCGAAAGCATCTTGTGCTCCAGCGCATTTTGCACAAACTCCTCGGACCACGGGTTCCGGTCAAACGGATGCTGCGAAGACTTGGGCCAGAACACGGCGGCGATGTTCCAGAAGTGTTCCACCCCCCACGTTTCCCGGAACATTGCGAACTCAATATCCAGATCAGAGAGGTTCCCCCACGAGCGGCCATACTTTACGCTTCCTGCGGTAACCGGTGGAGGGGTTGAAGAAACCGCAGGTATTGTCTTCTTGGGTGGGAGTCCAATCATAATCGGGTGACAATCAGGTGAATTGGGTTAAACAGAGGGCTCCCGATCCCCGGAAACCCAAGCCCCGTGGGCGTTTACAAGGATTAGCCTGCTCGGGTTCGAGCCCCGTAGACTCCGCCACTCATTTTGAGTGGCGGAATGACCGGAAACCCTGATAAACACAAGCTCTGCGGGCTTTTGGCTTCAAAATGCACAGGGATGGAAAATGATGGGAAAAGCTGGTTTTTTTGTTACCCGCTGTTACCCACTCCGTCATGGTGGGAGCGAATTGGCATCCGGCTTGTGAGCGGAAAGAAACTCACCATGGGAAAATGGACGGTTGCGTTTTTCCCGTTGAGGCTCAGGGCGAGCTTCACCCGCTTGGAGATTTCGGAGTCTGGAAGGCATTCGCTCCGTCGAAGTCGTGCTCTGCGAATTGCTCTTTCGGCTCCCGACAGGGTAGGTTTTTCGAGGCAGATGGCTCTCAGAATCGCGATGAGAGACCCGCCTACATCTACGTCGAGAGTGGATTTCGCCCTCCATTGTCAAAGCGACCATTACAACGCATTCGGTAAAATCGTGAAGATCAGTCTGCAACACACTCATCGGCTGAAGGCAAACGGCACCGGAGAGTTCTGTGCCTATGCTCGCTCGGAATGGGCAGAATTGATCCGGCACTACGGCTCATGGAAGCCGTTTCAAAGAGGTCGCAACTAACAGCACAGCAAATTCGATCTCCTCGTAAGAGTCTGAATCGATGTTGCTCCCAAACGGGAGCAGCCAGGCCGTTTTTCTCCGTCACTGTGGCGGGGATGAAAACGCACACACTCCCTGATAACGACATCTGCCACTCTGACCGCCGCCATCCGGTGGATTTTATTGAACCCCTCCCTACACCCGACGATCAGCTTCACCGCATTTGTGAAGTCCTGAGCCGGACGTTCGGCTGGGTGGCCGATGCAGACACGGTTGAACAAAAAGGTCTCCGGGCTTCCGTGGTTCTTTACTGCGTCCGGGCCGACTTGCTTGGCACGGACACTCTTGAAAAGCTCGGGGCAAAGGCCGGAATGCCACAAGCCGTGGTTGACGAGCTTGTGTCGGATTTCTGCCACACCATCGGCTGGTGATGAACACGGAGGATTTTAAACTGGCAGGTGCCAGCGGCACGGAGCGCGTCT